GCCGTCACCAAGCTGAAGAAGGACCGGGTGCCCACCATCGGCGGCAAGTATTACGCCGTGATCCACCCCAGCGTTGCCTACGACCTGCGTAAGCATGATGCCTGGATGGAGGCGCACAAGTATGCCGCTCCCGGTGAGATCTTCAACGGTGAGATCGGCGAGCTCCACGGCTGCCGTTTCATCGAGGACGTGTTCGCTCCCGTGCTGGAGGGCGATTATGCCAACAAGGCGGGCACCGTCACCTATGCCACCTATTTCTTCGGCAAGGACTCCTTCGGCATCATCGATCCCGAGGGCGGCGGTCTGCAGATGATCGTCCACGATAAGTCCGAGATCGGCGGTCCTCTGGACCAGTTCTCCACCGTGGGCTACAAGCTGGAGACCAACGGCGCCACCATCCTCTACCCCGAGCGCTGCCTGAGAGTCATGAGCTGCAGCTCCTTCTCCGGCACCGACGAGGCCAACTAAGGAGGGAACGCTATGGACGAGAGAGTGGAAGTCTACATCCCCAGAGGTTATGCCAATGAAGAGCCCAATTTCTTCGTCAGCGTCGGCGGCGTGAACTACCTGCTGCCCCGGGGCGGCACCAGTCTGGTGCCCCCCGCCGTGGCGGCGGAGATCCACCGGGCCCGGAAGGCCCAGGAGCTGCTGGACCGGAAGATCGGGGAGCTGCTGGAGCGGAAGTAAGGAGGTGGCGGCATGACCATCGCTGAGGCCATCGAACGGGTGGACCGGCTGAAATGCAACGCCTACTCGCTGCAGGAGAAGCGGGAATGGCTGCGCAAAGTGGAATGGATGCTGAAATGGAACATCCTGGATACCCACGGGCCCGGCCTTTCCTTCCGGGATCTGAACGCCGGCTCCCCGGCGGAGCAGGAGCTGCTGGCCCCCGCCCCCTTCGATGAGCTTTACATCAAGTGGCTGGAGGCCCAGATCGACCTGTATAACGGAGAGGCGGAGCGCTACAACGGCTCCATCGCCCTGTTCAACCAGGAGTATGGCGCCTTTGAAAGCTGGTACAACCGCAGCTTCCCGCCCCTGGACCGGGGCTGCTGGCGAGGCTGAAGACGACCGTAGCGGGAGGCTTTGGAAGCCTCCCCTACAAAGTATAGAAAAGGAGGATAAACGTGCGTTATCCAATGATCCCGCCCAGGCGGGCAAAGATCCTGTCGGTGGATCGGTTCAGGGGACTGAACAGACAGCCCCGGCCGGGGACGGGGGAATTCACATTCATGGAGAACCTGACCAGCCAGGCTTATCCGCTGATCGCGCCCCGCCCCAGGCGGGGCATTTATGCAAAGCCCGCTTCGCCCCAGGGCCTGATCGCCATGGATAAGCTCTGCTATGTGGACGGAGCGGACTTCGTTATGGGGCAGGAACGGATCGCCATGGGCCTTTCGGTGCAGCCCCAGGACTGCCCCAAGCAGCTCCAGGCCATGGGCGCTTATGTGATCATCCTGCCGGACAGGAAGTATATCAACACCCTCTCCCCGGAGGACCGGGGAGATATGGAGGCGGTCTATTCCGGCAAGACCGTCACGGCGGCCCTCTGCGACGGGGAGGGCACGGTCCTTACGGAGGTGAGCGTGGGCAAGACCGCCCCGGAGGAGGGGCTGTGGCTGGACACCTCGGCAGATCCGGTGCTGCGGGAGTATTCCCAGAGCCAGGGCCAGTGGGCAGAGCGCACAGCCTGCACCCGCCTGGCTGCCCCGGGCATCGGAGCCGGCTTCTTCCCCGAGGATGCGGTGCGGCTGAAGGGCTTCGGGACGCTGGACGGCCTGCGAAGGATCGTCAGCGCGGAGACGGACGCGCTGCTGATAGAGGGACCGCTGGAGCCGGGAACGGTGACCGGGGAGCTGGAGATCGCCCGGCGGATGCCGCTGATGGACCATATCACCGCCTGCGACAACCGGCTCTGGGGCTGCCGCTACGGCCCTGACCGGGAGGGGAGGCCCGTCAACGAGGTCTATGTGAGCAAACAGGGAGATTTCCGAAACTGGGAGTGCTATGAGGGCCTCTCCAGCGACAGCTATGCCGTCTCCTTCGGCGAGCCGGGCCCCTTCACCGGGGCAGCCAGCCATCTGGGGTATCCCCTGTTTTTCCGGGAGGACCACATCCACAAGATCTTCGGCGCGGAGCCTGCCTCCTACCGGGTCCAGACCACCCATTGCCAGGGCGTCCAGAAAGGGTCCCACAGGAGCATCGCCCTGGCGGGGCATCTGCTGGTCTACAAGGGCCGGGACGGCATCTATGCCTACGACGGTTCGCTGCCGGTGGACATCTCCAGAGCTCTGGGGAAGGAAATGCGGCGGGATGCCGCCGCCGGCGTTGTGGGAGACCGGTATTACATCTCCATGACGGAGGAGAGCGGGGAACGGGCCTTGTATGTATGGGACAGCGTCCTGAACCTGTGGCACCGGGAGGACAGCCTGGACTGCAGCCATTTCTGCCAGCTGGACGGGGAGCTTTACGCCATCGACCGTTCTTCCCGGAACATCCTGGGGCTGCTGGGCACCGGAGAGCAGGAGCAGGAGGTGAGCTGGACGGCCCAGCTGGGACCCTTCGGCCTGGAAGAGCCGGAGCAGAAGCATATCTCCCGGCTGGTGCTGCGGCTGACACTGGATGCCGGGTCCCGGCTGGAGTGCCTTGCCCGCTATGACGACGAGGAGCAGTGGCAGCGGCTGTGCATGGTCTTCGGCACGGAGCTGCGGAGCCTGCGGCTGCCGCTGCGGCCCAGACGCTGCGACCATATGACCCTCCGGCTCACGGGAACGGGGCCGGTGAAGATCTATTCCATCGCTAAGATCTATGAGAAAGGAAGTGACTGCTGATGATGGAATTGCGTTATCCCAATATCACCGGGGAGGATCCCCGGCAGCAGCTGCAGCAGCTGAAAAGTTATCTGTTCCAGCTGGTGGATCAGCTGAACTATGCCCTGGAGCAGCTGGAAAGGGGGATGAAAAATGGCTGATACCAAGAAAATGGGCTACGACCCCTCCCGGGACGAGGAATATCAGAAAGCGCTCCAGGCCATGCATCAGGCCAGGGAGGATAAGCCCGTCTATGCCAATACCTACGGCGCCCAGGCCAACGCACTGCTGAGCCAGCTCCAGAGCCGGAAGCCCTTCTCCTACGACATCGACCGGGATGCCCTCTACCGCCAGTACCGGGATCAGTATCAGAGCCTGGGCAGAAGGGCTATGGCGGATACCATGGGCAGAGCCCAGGCCATGACCGGAGGCTACGCCAATTCCTACGCCCAGACGGCGGGGCAGCAGCGCTACCAGGAATATCTGGGCAAGTTCTCGGATATGGTGCCCTCCCTCTACGCCCAGGCTCTGGAGCGTTACAAAATGGAGGGCCAGACCCTTCAGGACAGGTACGATCAGACCCGTCAGCTGGAGGAGGCAGAATACAGCCGCCACAAGGATGCCCTGGATGCATACCGCAAGGACATGGCCCAGCTCCAGACCCAGGCGGATCAGGCCTACGACCGGGGCTACCAGAGCTATCTTCAGAACTATGAGCTGGCCCAGGACCAGTACACCAGGCTGCTGTATATGATGGAGAAGCTGGGCTATAAGCCCGACGAAGAGGAGCTGCTGGCGGCGGGCCTGACGAAGAGGCAGGCCCAGGCGTTTTTGCGCTGAGATAAGGAGATCGTGGTGTAGGGACCGCCGTCCCCGGCGGTCCGCGGACCATCCAGGAGGATGGTCCCTACAGCATGGAACCAACAAAGGAGGAAATGAGATATGATGCAGGGAAATGCCTGTTATCTGGGGATCTCCATCCTCAACAGCGCGGGCATCACGGTGGAGCCCGTGGATGTGCAGGATGTGGCGATCACCATTGGAAATATGACGAAGACTTATCTGCGGGAGGAGCTGACCTGGTCGGGAGGGCTCTGGCTGTTCCCGGTGAGCCAGGGAGAGAGCTTTTCGCTGCGCGCGGGACCTGTCCGGGCCCAGGTGCGAGTGGCCTGGGCCAACGGCGTGGTGGAGGGCTGCGTGCTCCCCGGGGTCTATATCGATGAGAGCATCAGCAAGGAGGTGCTGTGATGGTGCATTTTGGCAAAGCGGGGGCCCTGAAGGCGGAGCTGAAGGGGCCTTATGGAAGCGTGGCGATCCGGGCGGTGGAGGTGAGCCTCCCGGGCGATGGCTGGAAAGGGGCGCTGAGCCCCTATTCCCAGACTGTCGCGGTGGAGGGCGTGGGTCTGACCAGCAAGGTAGATCTGCAGCCGGGCCCTGAGCAGCTGGAGCAGATGCGCGTCCTGGGGATGGCCCTGGCGGCAGTGAACGATAATGGTCTGGTGACGGTGCTCGCCTTTGGCGCCAAGCCCCAGGTGGATATGACCCTCCAGGCCACGGTGACGGAGGTGCAGCGATGAGCATTTTTGGCAATGTGGCGGGCATGGGAGCCATCCAGCCGGACTGGGCCCAGACCGATGAAAGAAGAGCGGATTTTATCCGCAATAAGCCGGACTTTTCCGATGTAGGCGAGGCCTTCGCGCAGGTCCGGGCCCTGGCGGAGGCGGCCCTCCCCAAAGCAGGCGGTACGCTGGAGGGAGACCTCTTCATGGATGGCAATCAGCTGATGGGTCTGCCCGACCCCCGGGAGGAGACCGGCGCGGCCACTAAGGGCTATGTAGACGGAAAGCT